GATATCATTATAGAACAGGAGGAGCGTAATCTGGCAATCATAATTAAATAAGATCCAAAACCGTGAAAGAAAGAGAAGAAGGTGGAAGCACCTATAACTGTTTTAAATCCAGTTAAGGAAACTATTGAAGAAGAAGTAAAAACTGTGTTAGAAGAAAATCAACACAATAACAACGATAAAGAAGGAGACTAACGATGGCAACATTTACAGGACGTGGTGGCGTGATTCGTATTGCTGAATCAGGCGGCTCTGCTGTAGCTTTAGCAGAAGTAAGAAGTTTCACTCTTGATCACACTATGGAAGTTATTGAAGATACGTCAATGGGCGATACAGCAAGAACTTACAAAAGAGGTTTAGAGGCGGCAACTTTTACTGCTGAGATACTTTACAGTAAGCAAGAGCAAAGCACACTATCAGCACTGGCATTGGGTGACGCGGGTGAAAACTGTGTTGTAGAATTATATCCAAGCGGACAAGAAGCGGCTGGTTCAAAGATTTTTGGAACAGGCATTCTTACAGGATATTCAGTTAACTCATCATTTGATGATGTAGTAACTGCTACAGTATCAGGAACATTCACAGGCGACATAGCATTTGCGGCTGGAGCATAATAAAAATGATTTCAATCACGGTTAGTTCACCTAAAACTACTATAGACGAACTTAATGAAGACATTGAAAAGTTTATAGATGGTTTTACAAATCAACTACAAGGTAATCTTCGTAATGAGACACCAAAGTTGACAGGTAGAGCGAGCCGTGGTTGGACTAAAAAGAATACTAAGGATACAGTATCAAATACTGTTCCTTATATTAACCGTCTTGACGAAGGATGGAGTAAACAAAAGCCACGAGGCTTTGTAAAACAAACAATAAGAAAAACAATTAGACAATCTCGAAGGAGTATTAAATGAGTGTATTACAAAATGCTACTAAACACTTTGCGGATCAGTTAACTGGCGAATTAAAATCAGTAACAGTTCCGGAATGGAAAACAGACGTATATTACAAACCAATCAACAGTTTTGCTATTGAGTCAAAAATTATTGAACTTACACAAAAAGGCAAAATTACAGAAGCGTTGATTGAAACACTAATTTTAAAAGCATTGGATGCCAATGGTAAACCGATGTTTAACAAGTTTGACAAAGTAACACTAATGAATGAAGTTGATCCTGCTGTTATTACAAGAGTAGTAGGACAGATTAACGCTACTGATTCTGTAGACTTTACAGCAGTAGAAAAAAACTAAGAGAGGACAGGGATCTTCAGTTGGTAATGAGAATAGCAAAAGAATTAGGCAAATCAATTGAAGAAGTGTTCCGACTCTCTGTCCTGGAAATAAACTTATGGTTAGCATACTTTAAAATGGAACAGGAAGCATATAAAGATGGCAACAACAGAAATAAACATCGTCGCCCGAAATAGAGCGGCGGCGGCACTAAGACAAGTTAACACACAACTCGGCGCTATCCAAGGTGCTACACAAAATGTCAATGCTGGCATGGGTAGACTAAGAAACCTTGTGGTAGGCGTTGCCGCGGCACTTGGTGGTATTCGTGTTGCTAAAGGCTTTTTAAATACTGCTGTTACAGTTGAAAACTTAGAAATACAGTTAAAGTTCTTAACAGGATCAGCACAAGAAGGTGCTAAAGCACTTGATATAGTAAGTGAAGCGGCGGCAAAAAGTTCTTTCCAATTACAAGATATGGCGAACGCGGCGCCGTTGCTATTAACAGTAGCAGATTCAACAGATGAACTAAATGAACTATTAAGTATTACAGGTGATATTGCTGTAGCATCAGGACTTGACTTTGTTACAGCGGCAGAACAATTACAAAGATCATTCTCAGGCGGTATAGCGGCGGCAGACTTGTTTAGAGAAAAAGGCGTAAAAAACTTTTTAGGCTTCCAAGAAGGTGTTAGGTATACAGCTGAACAAACCAAAGAAATAATTACATCAGCATTTAGAGATGGAACAACAACCATTGCCGGCGCTAGTGCTGACATGGCTACTACTTTTGTTGGACAAGTTTCAATGATCCAAGACAAAGTATTCCAATTCCAAAAGCAAGTAATGGATGCGGCACCATTTGAATTTTTGAAGGCTGTAGTTAGTGTTGTTAACACAGAAATAGAAAACAGATTTGGAGATATTGAAGAAGCGGCAAAAGTTATGGGACAAAATATTGTTAATAGTATTAGAACTATTACTATTGGCTTTGGTAGATTTATAGATTCTTTATCTCCTGTATTAAATGTTGTAAGAATGGCTATTAATGGATTCCTGTCTATGATTGACCAATTACCAGCACCATTAAAAGCATTAGGTATTATTGGATTCTTAATGTTAGGTGTAAAAGGTAAACTTATTGTTGCCGCAATTAGTTTGGTTGTAAACAAAATTAAAGATATATTCAAAGGTGTTATCAATGTTATAACAAGCACAGCAAGAAAAGTTGGTGACTTTGCTGATGCTGTTGGCTTTGATGGTATGGCGGCAGACATTAGAAAGTTTGCTGACAACATGGATGCTAGATTAGATGAAATGGCAGTTAATGTTGAGGACTTTGTTCACAACATAGATGGTATGGCCGCAGATACTATGCCACAGATTGCTGAATTCTTTGGATTACCTGCTCCAGAAGATATGGGACCATATGAAAAACAGTTAAGAGAATTTTTTGATAAAGTTGATTTACAAATACAAGAATTTAAAAAGAAAGCACAGGCAGAAGGCTTAGAATTACCAACAACAGACGGTCCTACAAAACCAGATCAAACAGATCAAAAAGCAATAGAGGATCAAAAGAAAAGACAAAATGAATTACTTAAAGCATTAGGACAAAGAGTTGAAGGACATATTGATGCTCTTAAAACAGAACGTGAAGCAGAAATAGACAGTCATAATGCTAGAATAAAAGACCTACGTCAGTTTATTAGTATGAACACTGAACTAAGACGTTATGGTAATGAACAAATAAGAAGAGAAGAAGAACGTCACCAAAAAGCAATGGCGGCGATACAAAGAGCAGAATTTAATGAACAGTTAGATTTATTCAAGCAAGGTGAATTTGCTAAAATGGATCTAAGTAAAGTTTCACAAGAAGACCAAGTAGACTTTGTTAAATCAGCAGGTAGAGAAATACTATCTGTAATGGCAACACAAAACCGTAAAGCATTTGAACTACAGAAAAGATTACAAATAGCACAAGCGATTATGAACGTTGCTACTGGTGTTACAAAAGCACTAGCACAGGGTGGTATATTTGGACCAATTATGGCGGCGGCTATTGTTGGACTTGGCGCGGCACAGATAGCGGCAATACAATCACAACAATACCAAGGCAGAAGATTTGGTGGAACAGTAAACAGTAGACAACCATATATTGTAGGTGAAGCAGGACCAGAACTATTTGTTCCAGGACAAGTAGGAACAGTTCAACCAGATGCTGGTATGGGCGGTGGACCTGTTAATGTAAACTTTAGTATTACAGCCACAGATGCTAGAAGTGTAGATGAACTACTAGTTGAAAGACGTGGTATGATTACTAATATGGTAAGACAAGCAATACAAGAAAGAGGCAATAAGCCTAACTTTTAGGAGTAACAATGAGCGGAACATTTCCAACAGGTAACGTTAGAGCAGTAAACTTGGAAGCCACTGCTCCGAATTTAGGTACAACAAGTTTAAGTGGCAGAAGACAAACTAAATCACAAGGACAACAGTATTTTAGTTTTACAATACAAACTCCGCCATTAACATCAACAGATTTAAAACCAATACTAGGATTTATTAGTAAGCAAAGAGGACAGTTTGAAAGTTTTCAAGTCCAATTACCAAATATAAGCACACCAGCAGGGAGCATCACAAGTAACACACTAGCAGTTAATGCGCCAAGTAATTTGGACGCAGGAGTTAAAAGCATACCAGTCGACGGGGGGACTGCTAGTGCTAGTGGTTATTTGAAAGCTGGTGATATGATTAGATTTTTACACACAGGCGCTGATTCATCCGCCGGAGATGTAAACAATGTAAAAGTTTACATGGTTACAGCAGACTTAGATTTAGATGGTAGTGGTGCTGGCACACTTAACATTGAACCAGGACTAATTGATGTTGTTAGAAATAACAGCACAGTAGAAACAAACGGTGTTCAATTTACAGTATTCTTAGAAAGAGGATCACAAGAATACCAAATGGGTGTTCAAGGACTTACACAGATGGAGTTTGACGTCAGGGAGGCATTCTAATGTCTAGAGGACTTCACAATGATGTTAAAGCAGAATTAGAAAAAGATAAAATTACCTATGTAGATCTTATTGAACTACATTTTGATACTGCTGATGGCGGCACAAAGTTTTTAAACAACGGACAGTTTAGTTTTAATGCTTCTACAGATACAAGTGGCGGCAGTCAAACATTTAATGCTAATGGTGAATTTCTCAGTTTCGAAATGATAAAAGAAACAGAGTCAGCAAAAGTAAATGAAATAAACATTGTATTGTCTGGAACATCAAACACATTTACAAGTCTATTCTTAAACAATGATTATGTAGAAAGACGTGTAGTAATTTACAGGCAGTTCTTTGATACTGCTATGGCTACAATCCAATCACCTGTAATGTTGTTTGACGGTGAGATGAAAAACTTTACAGTAAATGAACAACAAGACACAAGCACAGTTACAATTAAAAGTGCTAGTGTGTTTTATAACTTTGAAGACAACAACGGTAGAAGAACAACAGACACTAACCAAAAAAGATTTTTTCCAAATGACAGAGGTATGGAGTTTGCCTCAACAACAACCAAAGATATACGTTGGGGGCGTCCAGACTAATGTTAATTAGACCACAAATTAAACATATTAGACAGTTAGCAAAATTATGTGAAGGTTATCACACAATGAGTAGATTCAAAGATGAATCGCCATTAGAAGAAGATAACTTACACGACTTTATAAAAGCAATTATAACAAGACCAACTGTGTTTTTTGAAGTATTAGAAATAGATGATAAAATACACGGTTTTATTGTTGGAGCATTAGAACAACAACCTTGGAACAAACAATATTTGTGTAGTATACCTTTTATATACCTAGACGATTGTTGTAGAGGTAAAGGTTGGGCAGAACAAATGTTAGACAATGCTAAAACATGGGCAAAAGCCAATAATTGTTTTGAAATAATTACAAGTGACTATGCTGTAGATCCAGACAGAACAGGTAAATGGTTACAAAGCATAGGATTTGAAAAGGTAGGCGTTACATATGGCATTAAAGTATAAAACAGCCTTAAAAGCCTTAGGTATAGCAGGCTTAACAACAGTAGTTACTACACCAGCTTATGCTGGTCCGGCAATTCCTATACTAGTAGGAGCGGCAGTAGGTGTTGCTACAGCGGCGGCTGGTATTACAATATTAGGACTAGGTGTTGTTGCTACAGCAATAGTGGCAGGTGTAGCCGCGGCGGCGATTACAGCAGTTGGTATAAGTGCTATGACACCCACATTTGATCAACCAGACTACAGTGGTAACACAGCAACAGGCGCCACAGCAATAAACACAGGTATAATGGTTAACAAAGTAGGAACTAACAATGCTATTCCTGTAGTTTACGGCGAAAGAAAAATAGGTGGTAGTAGAGTATATGTTTCTACTGATGGAACAGACAATGAATACTTGTATATTGCTATGGTATTTTGTGAAGGTGAGATTAATGCTTTCAAAGAACTGTATATAGATGACAAACTTATTGCTGAAGGCACACTTACAACACAAGTAAACAATCCTGCTTACAGCAAAGAAAATAGATTACAATATGAATTACAAACAGGTAGTGATACACAATCACCACCAAGTTTCTTTACAAGCGGTGCTCCAGGATGGACTAGTAATCACAGATTACAAGGACTCGCTGTAGGATATTTTAAATGTCGTTGGGTAAGACCAGACATAAGTGCTTCAGCAGAAACACAACAAGAAACAGCAGACGCTAATCCATACGGAGGTATGCCTAAAATTAATGTTGTAGTAGAAGGTAAAAAATGTCCTGACGCTACAAGTTTTAATGATGGTGAATCTACTGCTTATGCTAGTATGTCTAAAAGTTATACTACAAATCCAGCAAGTCATATGCTAGATTATTTAATGAACGACAGATATGGAAGGGGATTACAAAATGATCGTATACGCTTTGGTGCTTTCAAAACTGCCGCCAATAAATTTAACACGACTGTTAGTTACGCTACAGGAGGTAGTGGAAAACTTATGGAGAACAATGCTGTAATTAAAACAGATAGAACAATGTTAGAAAATGTTCAAACTATGTTACAGAATATGAGAGCAGGTATGCCATATGTTCAAGGTAAGTTTAAAATTAAACTGTTAGATTCAGGACACGCTAGTGATCCTACAAACACAACACCTGTTATTGCTTATGCTGTAACAGAAAGAGAATTAGTTGGTGGTATAGTAGTTGAAGGTAAAGGACACAGAGATCAATACAATCAAGTAAAAGCAGTATTTCCTGATCCTAACAATGATTGGGAGATTAGTGAAGTAATTTTTCCAGAAGTAGATAGTGCTAAAGACATTTCATTTTTAGCAGAAGACAACAATAAAAGATTAACAAAAGATTTAAGTTTAGAAGGTATTACAAACGGCAACATAGCGGGAGACGTTGCTAGTATTGTATTACATAACAGCAGAAAGAAAAAGTTTGTAAGTTTTACAGCAACAGCAGAATTACATGAAGTAGAAGTAGGTGATATTATTAGTATTACATATGATGCTTTAGGCTTTAGTGCCGCTAAATTTAGGGTTACAAGCCATCAAATAACAGCAGACTATACTATTAATATAACAGCAATAGAACATGAACCTACAGACTATGAATTTACAAATACAGAGGTGTTTATACAAAAAGGTATAAAAATAGCAAGTAATGATCCTTATCTATCACAAAGCGGATCATCACCTAGCAATCCTCAAGCACCTTATTTTCCAGGCACAACACATAACACCAATGGTGTTGTAAGTGCCGCTACTTTGTTCAGCAGTAATAGTTTTGGATTAAGAAATACATGGACGTTTACTGTAACTCATGCTACAGATGTTTCACAGTATAATAGGTTTTTCATAGATGCTATAGGCACAGGTTTTACAACACCACCAAGTGAAGCAGAATTTAACCGAAAAGGATTTACAGAAATTCGTAATACTAATCCACCATATGATACAACAAATATTATGTCATTATCAGAAAGTGATGAATATACTTTAGTATCAGCACCATACTTATATGTAAGGGTAAGATATAGAAAAGATAGTGGAGAATTTGTAGTAGGTCCTTACAGAAGAGTAAACAATAACCAACTAAAAAGGGTAATAAGTTTTCCATAGGAGTAAGCAATGGCA